TGCTACTGGCCACACCATCGTCGGTGTTGCTGCCGTGGTGACTGTGACCTCGGGTAACTTCCGCACTCGCAAGACTGCGGCGGACACCTTCATCACCTATCGCATGTCGTAACCGGTCGGCCCGGGCTAGATTGGCCCGGGCCTTCCGTTCAAGGAGCTAGCCCAATGCCTGATATCGTTATGGCTAGGTCGAGTGCAAGGATTTCTGTCGGTTCGGCAGAGAGCATCACCGTATTCACCCAAGATTCCGCAGTCGTGTCTCAGGACGTGGCTGGAGTTCCTACGCAAATAGGCACCGTCACTGGAGCTTCACAGACCTTTGGCCCGTTCGCATCTGGTGCAATGATCACCATTGATGCTGGGGCGATGTCAGCGATGTATTCCGTTGGCTCGGTTCCAATCCTGCGGCAGACGATTACTAGCATGATCCAGAGAGCGCCAGTAGCGATCGATGTCGCTGGCGCCATCCCACCGCGCGCGCTGGCCAATGGGATCATCACGTCAAACTCATTGCTTGGTATTAGCTGCTCGCTTCCGACAGGAGCGCAGGTTGATGCCATGAGCGATTTCAGAATGAATGACGCATTCGACTGGTGCGTTATCGCCGCCGGGCTATTTGGCTTCACAGTCACAGCCTCGACAGGCCATACTATCGTTGGCGCGCCTGGTATTGGATCTGGTACCGCTGGGTATTTCAGGACGCGCAAGACCGGTCCAGCAACCTACGTTACCTATCGCATAAGTTGAGGTGTGAGATGCCATTGAAAAAAGGCTATAGCAAAAAAACCATTGGCGAAAACATCGGCAAAGAGATTGCCAGCGGGAAAAAGAAAGACCAGGCCGTGGCTATCGCACTGAACACTGCGCGCGAGGCAGCTAAGAAGGCCGGCAAGCCATCCAAGGCGCCAAAGAAGAAAGGTGCAAAATGAGTTTCCCGACCATCGTTTACAAATGCCCAGGAAATCACCACCGGGCTGGAGGCACGTATGATTATGTTGGCGTTAGCGATTCTGCTGGGCTGGTTCTGGCTCTGTCTAGCGGATGGTTCCTGACTCTTCCTGAGGCGATTGCCGGCGTGGCGAATGAATCAGAAGACGACTCGGCGCCGACTCGCGAAGAGATGGCCATCAAGGCGGCTGAGCTGGGCATCAAGTTCGATGGCCGCACGACCGACAAGGCTCTTGCCGAGAAGATCGACGCAGCGCTTGCTGAGCGGAGTGAATAACCATGGGCTGGACGAAGAGAAACTTTGTCGAGAAGGCTTTCGGCAAGATAGGCCTGGCATCGTACGTCTTCGATCTCCAGCCTGAGCAGTTGCAGGACGCTCTGCGTGACCTAGATTCCATGATGGCCGCCTGGAACGCTAAGGGGATTCGATTGGGCTATCCAATGCCGTCCGATCCAGATAACAGCGACCTTGATCAAGAAACGAGCGTTCCTGATGCAGCCAATGAGGCGATCTACTACAGCCTCGGCGTGCGTATTGCGCCTGACTACGGCAAGACAGTATCGCCAAGCGTGGCATTCTTCGCCAAGCAGGCCTATGACCAGCTTCTGGCTCTGGCCGCACTCCCAATGGAGCGGCAGTTCCCGAACACCATGCCGGCAGGCGCAGGCAACAAGCCTTGGCGCGTGCAGGACGAACCATTTTTGCGCGGCCCGTGCGAGCCATTACTGACCGGCGGCGACGGCCCGCTAGAATTCAACTGAGGTGCATGATGCCTAGATTCAACCAACTGACGCGAACGGATACGGTAAGCGCTGGTGACATTCTCGCAGTGTTCGTTCAGAACGATGGCGACCCGCGCGGCGCGGCGATCTCTGTTCTTCAGGAGTATCTGCAAGAGAACCTGAATTTCCAGACTGAAGAGTTCACGACTCAGTACGGCTCTCCATCGTCTACAGGATTCAGTGTTTCGATTCTGAATAGCTCGGCCAATGTTCACCTGATCCTGACGCCTACTGGCGCATTCGCTGCAGGCACCATCTTGCTGCCTGCATCGACGAACCTGATCGACAAGCAAGAGTTCCTGCTGAACTGCACCCAGGCCGTGACGACCCTGACAATCAACGGTAATGGCGCGACTGTGACTGGAGCACCAACCACCCTGGCAGCGAATGCCTTCTTCCGCCTCAAATACGACCTCCTGTCCAATGTGTGGTATCGGGTAGGTTGATCAAAGGAGTTACAGAATGGCCGTTAATGCACCCTATAATCCGCGCCGTGGCGCAAACCAGCCTGTAACCGCTGGTGCCGCGTCTGCCTCGATCACTCTGGATGCATCGGCTAAGTCCGTACGCATCGTGAATGTGGACGCGGCCAACGTCGCACATATTCGCATTGGTACTGGCGCGCAGACTGCGACAACTGCCGACATGCCAGTTCGTCCGAACAGCGAGATCATCGTTACCAAAGGTGATGGTGAGAATACCCTCGCGTACATCTCTGCTGCTGGCGCGGCTCTTCATGTCCAGACTGGCGAAGGTGGGATCTAATGAGCCAAATCGGCATCCTCTCTGGAATCTATACTGACTCGGCTGGCGACTTCAGATCGTCCTACCCAGTAAATTTGATTCCAGTCCCAAAAGACGAGGGGATCTCGAAAGGATATCTGCGCCCGGCAGATGGTGTCGTCCAGCAAGGCGTCGGCCCCGGCATAGATCGTGGCGGCATAAACTGGATGGGTACGCACTATCGGGTGATGGGGACACGGCTAGTCAGTATCTCGTCTGCTGGCGTCGTGTCTGATCTCGGCGACGTAGGCGGTACTGGCGAGGTTTCATTCGACTACTCGTTCGACAGGCTGGCTATTGCATCAGGGGGCAGCCTTTATTATCTGACAGGTACGACCTTGTCTAAGGTGACCACGGCGCTTATCGGAGTAGTGCTGGACGTGATTTGGGTCGATGGCTACTTCATGACCACGGATGGCGAGTTTCTTGTCGTCACTGAGCTTGGAGACCCATTCACTGTCAATCCTCTGAAGTACGGTAGCTCTGAGGCTGATCCTGATCCGATCGTCGCACTGATCAAGCTGAAGAACGAAGTCTATGCACTGAACAGGAACACCATCGAAGTATTCGACAACATTGGCGGCGACCTCTTCCCGTTTCAGCGGATCGAAGGCGCGCAGATCCAGAAGGGTCCGGTCGGGACGCATGCCTGCTGTGAGTTCGTTGACGCGATCGCCTTCCTTGGCAGCGGGCGCAATGAGGCGCCAGGCATCTACATAGGCACAAATAGCACCGCCACCAAGATCTCCACCCGGGAGATTGATCAGATCCTGCTGCAATACACAGAGGCCGAACTGGCGCTGTCAGTCCTCGAGTCTCGTATCGACAAGGGTCATCAGCATCTGTGGGTTAGCCTACCTGATAGGACTCTGGTCTATGACTTGGCTGGTTCATCTGCAGTACAGCAGCCACTATGGTTCACGCTCACAAGTGGACTTGATGGGTTTTCTCAGTACCGTGCGAAGAATCTTGTTTGGGTCCATGAAAAGTGGATGTGTGCTGATCCGACCAGTACAAAATTTGGGTATCTGGATGTCAGTCTGTCCACCCAGTATGGCGATAAAGCCAGGTGGGAGTTCGGAACAACCATCGTCTACAACGAGAGCATGGGCGCGATCTTCCATCAGCTTGAGCTTGTCTGTCTGACCGGACGCGTGGCACTTGGCATTGATCCGACCATCAGCACATCGTATTCGATTGATGGTGAGAACTGGAGCCAGGAGAAGTTCATCAACGTAGGATCCATCGGGAACAGCACAAAGCGCATTGTCTGGTTCCAGCAAGGCCACATGCGCAACTGGCGTATCCAGCGATTCAAAGGCAATAGCGATTCGCACATATCCATTGCTAGACTGGAGGCTCAACTAGAGCCGCTGGCGTCCTGACATGGCAGATTTCAAACCATTATCGCGTGATCAGCTAGCGGAAGCTGTAGGCAAAGATCACGAGATCATTAGACGATTCGAAAAGATGTTCGTGGCCGCTGGCGATACCATCCCGGCGAATATCACGATCATCTTCAGGCTTCTTGAAGAGCTTTCGATCCTGATAGGAACGACAGAAGGGAAGTCCAACCAGGCGAACAGCTCTGTCAGTTACCTTTCCCAGATCGTCGACCTGCTGGTATCGGCGCCTGCCTATGATCCTTCGGTGGTAGACACTCTTTCGGTTGTCGTTCGCGCACTGGATGAGTTCACCGGAACTATAAACGCCAAGGCCAATCAGTCGATCAGTTCCATCGCCGAACTTGGCAGAATGCTTGAGGTGGATCCTGGCACTGCATTGGCAAGATGCAACCAACTCAGCGATTCCCTTCTGGCTCTCGCGCGCTCTTTGGAAATAGAGCCCGGACTGGCTATTGCAAAGGCCAATCAGGTCGCGGATGCGCTGGTGCTGCTTGGCAGAAACATTGAGACTGACGGCGGCAATGCATTAGCCCGGACGAATCAGGTTAGCGACTCGCTAGCGAATCAAGTCAGATCCGTAGAGGTCGCTACCACCAACCCACAGTTCAACCTTCCTCGCACATTCGCGTTTGATTATGTTGACTGGGATCAGAGTCCGGCCTACTTCGCCCAAACGGCGCGCATGGCCTGGAATACGTCTGACGACACCCTGAACCTGCATCACAGTGACGGCGTGACCCAGCAGATGGGGCAGGAGCTTTACGGGAGAATCCTGAACAACACAGGTTCGACAATCCCGAACGGGTCATGCCTCGGGATCAACCCGGCCACGAACTCCTATGTTCTGTTCACTGCCAACGGAACTCTGTCGCCTATCACGATCGTTGGCGTGACCACCCAGGCTATCCCGAACGGAACGAACGGGCGAATCACGGTTTGGGGTCGAGTGCGTGATATCGACACCACCGGTACGCCATTCGGACAGGTATGGGTCGCCGGCCAGATCCTGTATGTGTCTCCTACCGTCGCCGGCGGTTTCACTAACGTCAAGCCGACCGCGCCGAACCTGAGCATGCCAATTGCCCAAGTGGTTACGGTGCACGCAACTACCGGGCAACTTGCAATCAGGCCGACTATTGAGCAGCAGTTGTTCTATGGCTCGTTTGTGAAGACAACAGACCAAGTTCCTACCTTGACGAACACCGCCAATGCGATCACGTGGGATAGCTCATTGATCGCCAACGGGATCACGATTGGCGCGCCAACGTCCAGAATTGTCATCGCCAATGCCGGCCTATACAAGTTCAGCGCATCGTTCCAGCTAACATCCAGCAGCGCCAGCGTGAAGAACGTCTGGTTCTGGTTCAGGAAGAATGGGGTCGATATCGCCAACACTGCCATGATTACGTCGCTCGACAGCGGGACGGCAATCCGAACTCCATCAAGAAGCCTGTTTTTCTCAATGCTGGCCGGCGACTACATGGAACTCATGTGGGCATCGGATAGCGTAAACTGCGCTCTTGATAACATCGCTGCGACTGCGTTCGCTCCGGCGGCCCCAGCAGCAATCCTTACATGCAACCAGGAGCAACAATGATATGACAGTTACAGTCAAGGTTCTTGTGCCTTCGAAACAAGCAGAGAGCGCCCAAACAACGCAATACACGGCGGTGAACTGCAAAACAATCATCGACAAAGCGACCGTGACCAACACGACTGCAGGCAACGTTACGTTCTCGGCCAACGTGGTGACCTCAGCGGGGACGGCCGGGGCAAGCAACCTTGTCGTAAACCTGCGATCTATCGCGCCAAAGGAAACGTATGCGCTTCCAGAACTGATTGGGCAAACACTTGAGGCTGGTGACTTCCTGTCGACAATTGCCGGCGCAGCAACATCGCTGACACTTCGCGTATCAGGTCGCGAGATCGTCTGATAGTGTAATATCATCACATTGCTTCAACCCAGCTGAGAACCAGGGCGCCCAGCGGCTCACAAACCCCAGAAATGGAGAGCCGCATGGATATTGTCGCACGACCAATCCATGATATTGAGTTGATCACTGAAGCCATGCGAAACCCTCGCGTATGGCCGAGTATTTCCGACGACTCAAGCCCGGCGCCTGAGCTGTTCCAGCCATGTCTTGATGGGCATGTCGTCTATCTGGGGATGTTTGTGCATGATAGGTTTCATGGTCTGTTCATGCTCCATCCGCATAATCATATCTGCTGGGAAGTCCACACATGCCTATTGCCCATCGCATGGGGTCGCGCGACTCGATTTGCATCAGAGTGCGTAGACTGGGTCTTTAGCCACACGCCATGTCTTCGGCTAATTACCAATATCCCAAAAGGCAATCCGCTTGCTCGTCGCCTGGCATTATCTGTCGGTATGCGTGAATTCGGAATAAATCCAAGCAGTTTCCTGAAAAATGGAATCGCCATTGATCAATTCATGCTGGGAATCAGCAAGGAGTAACCATGCCAGCAGCAGCAGTGGCCGGGGTAGCAATTGCCGGCTCAATCTATAGCGCAAACAAAAGCGCAAAGGCTTCAAAAAATGCGGCAGATGCACAATCTGATGCTTCTGCTGCAGGAGTAGCTGAGCAACGACGTCAATATGATGAGATGGTTAAGCTTCTTTCCCCATACACAAAAGCCGGTACTGGCTCGCTTACTGCTCAGCAGAACATTCTAGGTCTGAAGGGTGATGCCGCTCAGCAGAAGGCCATTTCAGCAATCGAGAAGTCTCCGTATTTCCAGGCGACAGCAAAACAGGGCGAAAATGCAATCCTTCAGAACGCGTCAGCTACTGGAGGACTGCGCGGAGGTAACACTCAGGGTGCATTAGCTCAATTCAGGCCGGGGTTACTTAATCAGCTTGTCCAGCAGCAATATCAGAATCTTGGCGGAATCACATCGCTAGGCCAGAACTCTGCCGCTCAGACTGGTAACGCAGGAATGCAATCTGCCAATAACATTGGGAATTTGCTTGCTCAAAGTGGCGCGGCCCAGGCTGGCGGAATTATCGGCGCGCAGAATGCGCAGAATCAGCTGATAGGCAATCTTACTCAGCTTGGCGGCCTAGCTATCGGATCAGGAGCTTTCTAAATGGCCGGACCATTTGATTACACAGTACAGCAGCCGAATATCGCAGGATCAATTCTTGGCGGCATTCAGGCGGGGCAAAATCTTCAGGCAAACCAGAACGCACTTGAGTCGAGAGATGCGGCCATTGCAAAGCAGCAGCAATATACTGCTGACCTGCAAAACTACTTGTCTGCACCATCTGCTAGAAATGCATCGGCGATGATCGCAAAGTATCCCGAGTTCCAGAAATCGCTATCGGCCAGCTTCGATATTTACGACAAAAGTCAGAAAGACGACATTTTCAAGGCGGGAACTCAGGCATATAGCGCAATCCAGAACGGAAAACCTGAAGCTGCTAAGCAGATCCTTGATGATCGGATCGCAGCAGCAGAGAACTCAGGTCAGGATGCAAAAGATCTGATCGACCTAAGAAAGCATTTGGATAGCGATCCTAAGGCCGTAGCATCTGGTTTAGCTCTTACAATGTCGGCCCTTAAGCCAGAAGAGTGGGGAAAAGTTGCAGGCGAGATGCGCGATGCAGCCAAGGCGCCGGCTGAGCAATCTCTTGCCGAAGCCAAGGCCGCCAAGGCTGCTACTGATGCCAAATTCGCCGAGTCGGCCGCTGTGCAAGACCTTGCTAAAGGCGGATGGGAGATACAGAAGCTGGCGAATGACATCGGTATTTCTCGACAGAACGCACAGATCGCTGCGATGAATGCCGCTACCGCGCGTGAAGGGAATTCGATCAAGAAGCAAGAGATGCAGTTAAAGCTTCAGGAGAAGATCGAAAAACGCGACGCTGCGATCAACGAGAAGGTTTCAACTGTTCAGTCTGGCCGGGCGACCATCGACAACTTCCTGAACACGGCAGACAAGGTCGTCAATACTCCGGCCGGCGTTGTCAGCTCCGCGACCGGAACAATCTCGTCTCGTCTGCCGACTGTCGATCAGGATGTTGCCGACTTCGAAGAGACTTTGAAGACGCTTGGTTCTCAGGCGTTTCTGTCGCAGGTTCCGAGCATGAAGGGCCTTGGCGCGCTGACGGAGGCGGAAGGCAAGAAGCTTGAATCGGCCCTCGCCAATCTTAGCCTTCGCCAGTCGCCAGAGAAGCTGATCGAGAACGTAAAAGAGGCTCAGCGACTTATGCTGAAGGCTCGCTCGACGCTGTCTGATCGATATGGCGTACCCGATGTGACTCCTGATACCCCGGCTGCCGCTCCAACTCCTACCGGAATCGACGCTCTGCTTCAGAAATACGGGGGCGCGCAATAATGGCGACTCTCCAGCAGCTCGAAACGGCACTGGTAAATGCTGATGCGGCCGGCGATCAGGATGCGGCTCGTCAGCTCGCGGCGGTGATCCAGCGCGCACGGCAGGACCAGGCAAATCAGATCCCCGGGAATGATGTTCAGGAGACTATCCAGCGCCCAGAAGAAACAACCATCGGCCAGGATATTGTCGGCGCTGGCGAGACGGCATTGGCCTTAGGTACCGGTGCGACCAGTGGCGCGCTCGGGATGATTGGAGGAACCTTGAAAGGTCTTGCGGAGCAAATCCTGTCTGGCAACTTCGGCACTCAGGACGCAGCCAATGCTGTCGAACAGGCCGCCACACAGGGCGCAGAGGCGCTTACCTATGCGCCGCGCACGCAGGCAGGCCAAGAACAGACTAAGGCCGTAGGCGAAACTCTGGCACCTCTGGCGGGAGTAGCACCGCTGACTGGTGAGCTCAGCGCTATAGCTCAAGGAACTCGCGCTGCCATGCCTGCCGCCGTGGCCACCGCAGAACGAGCAGCCGCACCACTCCAAGGCGCGGCTCAGCGAGTCCAGCAGGTGGCGAAAAACATCATCCCGGGCGCAAAGGCAGAGGCGCCGGCCGGGAGCACTGTTGGCGCGGCTGAAGTTGCCAAGGCAGATCTCCGCCGCGAGCAGTCTCAAGGCCTGCCGGTCCCGGTCAATCTGACAAAGGGCGCCGAGACTCGCGAACCGAATCAGCTCGCATTCGAAAAGGAGCAGATGAAAAGTGAGCTTGGCGGCCCGCTGCGCAACCGGGCTGAAGAGAACAACGTCGAGGTTATGAACAACTTCGAAGAGCTGTACGACAGATCAGGCGCGCAATCTGCTGACCTTCCGACCACTGGCAACAAGGTGATCGACGCGCTGAGTAAGGGCTGGCAGGCGGCCAAGAACGAAACTAACGTCGCCTATTCGAAGTTCAGGAAGTCTGACGAGTACAACGCGCCAGTCGATCCGTTCAAGCCTGTATCGATCGGATCCGGCGAGAACAAACTCGACATGTCGGTCATGGACTATGTGAACAGCAAGCCGGTTGGCGTTCCATCGTCTGCCGTGACTGACTCCGCGCGGCAGTACATCAAGAAGCTTGGCCTGGCGACAGAGGATGCTGATGGCAATCTTGTTCCGGTCAAAGGGAAAGAGATCTCTGTTGGCCAGATGGAGAAGCTGCGCAGTGAGCTCAGTGGCGTCGCTGATCGCACAAATAACACGCAGATCCGCGACGAAACCATCCTTAAGAAGCTGATCGATGCCCAGACTGAGCCGGTCGCCGGTCCGCTGGCGAAGGAAGCCCGCGCGCTGAGAACGAAGCAGGCTCGCAAGTTCGAGAATCGGGCAGTCATTGCTCGCCTAATCACGAATCGCAAGGGGATGGATGATCCGAAGGTCGCGGCCGATCAGGTATTCAACAAGTCGATCCTGAACGCTTCGCCTGAAGAGGTGACGTTCCTGAAGCGTGTCATGAACTCCAGTGGTGATGATGGCAAGCAGGCTTGGAAGGATCTTCAGGGCGCGCTGCTAAACCATATTCGCGATGAGGCGACAAAGGGTGTCGGCCTTGATTCGCAGAACCGTCCGCTGGTATCTGCTGCGAAGCTCAATCAGGCTGTATCGGCTCTCGATAAGAATGATCGACTCGATATCGTGCTCGGAAAAGAAAACGCGAGGATCGTTCGCGACCTCAACGACGTAACCAAATACATCATGACGGTGCCGCCAGGGACGCTAATCAACAACAGCGGAACGACTGGCATGCTGCTAGCGGCAATGGCCGAGGCGGGCACTACAGGGGCTCTCACTGGCCTTCCTGTGCCAGTCCTAAGCGGCCTGAAAGCAATCAGCAACGCGATCAAAAGCTCCAAGATGAAGGCGAAGATCAACGATGCCTTGAACATAAAACCAAAGCCTTCAGGCTCCTTCTGAGAAGTGGAGATAGTTAATGTCGATCACCATGCAAATCAACCCGTTCGATTTCTTCGCTGATACGCAGGGAGATCCTCTGGACGCTGGCTATATCTGGATTGGCCAGGCGAATCTTGACCCTCGCCAATATCCTGTGGCGATTTACTATGATTCATCGCTGACTATTCCGGCCCCTATGCCTTTGCGCACTCGGAGCGGCTACGTCTATCGCAACGGATCTCCGACATTCCTCTATGTGAACGGGAACTACAGCGTTCGTGTGGAAGACAAGAACAACCGGCTCGTCTTCTATGTGCCTGACTTCCAGATGGTCGGTAGCGGGCAGGCTGCGACAACTGCTGATCTTGCCGCTGCTGTGGCCACCTTTGCAGATACGACTGACCCGGCGAAGGGTGATGCGCTGATTGGTGTTAAGCAGCCATACACCGGGGCGGTTGGGCGAACGCAGCACGATAAGAACGCTGAAGAGCTATCATCTGCTGACTTCGGACTTCTCGGAGACGGCTCTGATGAGCAGGCCCAGATACAGGCCTTTGTAACGGCTGGCGCAGGGCGGCGAATCAGGTTTGTCATGACTGCCGCTGGCGGCATCTACGGCAAAAGCACGCCAACGCGCATCCTGGCCAACACAGAGATCGTTTCAGACCCCGGCGTAGTGATCCGGCGTCTTGGTACCACCGAGTCATGGATGTTCGTAAATGGCGTGATTGGTGACGCTAACTACGCTACCGCCTATAACGGCGACAGCAACATCCGCATCATCGGCAACACCTTCGACCTAAACGGAATCGTTGGCGTTCGCACGGCTGCCGCGCTGGTACTGGGTCACTCTCGCGGCTTAAAGATAATCGGGAACATCTTCAAGAATGGCTATAACAGCCACAACATCGAGATCAACGCCAACGCTGATGCTGTGATCGCTGAAAACGTATTCCAAGACCAGGCTTACGACAACATCACTCAGTCCTTCGAAGCGATCAACATCGACTATGCCAACGCAGCAGGCTTCCCTGGCTGGGGCGAGTGGGACAACACCCCGGACATGAACATCATCGTCCGCAATAACACGTTCAGGAACGTGCAAGGCGGCGTATCTTCTCACTCTGTCCCAGTTGGCGCTGAGGTTCACACAAACATTCAAGTCCTGAACAACACGTTCCAAGACATTGGCGGTCGCGCCGTCCGTGCTCAGGGCTGGAACAATTCTAAGATCACAGGGAACCTGTTCATCAACATTGGCCAGGAAGCGATCAACGTCCTTACTGGCAACAAGAACATCGTTACCGGGAACATCATTCTCGGCGCCAGCACCTCGGCTAACGGCCTGCATTCAGCGATTCGCCTGCAGGGTGATGAGAACTTCGTGTCCGGTAACATCATCGACAACACCGGCTATGCAAACAGCTATGCATATCCTGTCGGGATCGCATCTGGCACTAAGAACACCGTAAACACTACTGGCGCGAAGGGAGGATCCAGCTTCGTCGCTGGCGGCATGGTTTCGGATGGCGGCACACTTACCAACCTCAACGGACGCACACTGCTTTTCTCTGGTGATGCGATCGCTCCGGTTACTATCACCCTGGCCGACAACATCAACTTCTATGAGCATCTGGAAGTAACCACTGGCCAGGTAGGCGGCTACACCTTCCAGTCCCATCTCCTGCGTCCATTCGCGCGTGGGCGCTGGACAACATCCGACAAGGTTGTCATCCAGACAGTCGGCGGCGTGATCACTGGCGACGTGGCCAGCCTGACATCCTTCAACATTCTGGCTGACGTGCAGCATATCCGGGCCATCTATGGAGTTCTGCCATGAACAGGGTAAGGCTGGCAAAGCAGCTTGAGATCGATGAGGGTAAGCGTCCGAAAATGTATCAGGACACTGTTGGCAAGTGGACTGCTGGCGTCGGGCGCAACCTGAGCGACCGGACCTTCAGTGAGGACGAGATCCAGCTAATGCTGGCCAATGACATCAAGCTGGCCGAGAAGGACGCCAGAGCGCTTGTCCCGGGCTTTGACCATCTTGGTGATGCCAGGGCGGAAGTGATCTGCAACATGGCGTTCAATCTCGGATACACGCGCCTCGCCGGCTTCAAGAAGTTCCTGGCTGCTGTGAATGCCAGCGAGTTCGCAGAAGCATCCATAGAGATGCTGGATTCGAAGTGGGCGCACCAGGTTGGCGCCCGGGCTCAACGACTCTCCAAGGCCATGCGCACCGGCTCATGGTGAAATAGGAAAGGCCGGCATTGCGCCGGCCTTTTTCATTGTTGGTCTATCTTCAATATCCGCATGCCCTTCTGTGGAAACGAGCAGTTATTAAAATACCCACCATCAATCCAATCCGATTTAAATGGGATTGACCCATCGGCGAAAATTATATCGATATGGGCGTTCATCATGATCACAGATCTGCCGGCCAGCAGCTTGATAAGCCAGAATCGAAGCGTAGTTAATCTGGACGTGTTGTTGAAGTCTTCTATCTCATCATCCATCTGAATTCACCTCACAATCGTCGCAAAGAAATACCGATCGCCTTCCTTCATGACGAAGCAGCGCTTGTCGGTGAGGATGCGCATTAGCTGTTTGAATCCGTACGGTTGCTTCATTGCCATTTCCTCAACGCCAACACAGCGCGGCCAGCCGCGATTGCAAGTTCAGGCGATGTATCAATTATGTAGCCGCCGTCTGCTGCATTTATATCCTTTCGCATTGCATCGATGATCTGCTCATCAGTGATTGTTTTCCATGGGCGCCCTTCAGGCCCAAGTGGTCCGTAGCACATCCATCCAATAAGAGTTAACGAATCAATATTCTGAATAAACCCATCACCGCTGAATGTGAATGGGATAGATCCGTCTGGATTCCTCCCCAAGAACACGTTTTTCTCAAGCTTTACGATTACTCCGCTCATGATTGATCCTCGATAATCTGTTTGGCCTTCCCGAACTCAGCAGCGCCACGGACTATTGCGCGCCGGGTAGCTGCATATACATCACCGCCATGATCTTCGGTCTTTTCAACGCAGCAGATGCCATCGTCGCAGTCTTCCCACATGCGCAGCTTGACCATGAGGCGGAACGCATCCCCATCGTTTTCAAGCGGGCGCCATCCATTCTCTTCGACAGAGAACGAATTGCTACCAGGCGGACCATATCGAACAACAGGCGTGCCGAAGTGGCTTACCTCATAAACACCGCCGAGTGCTTTCGCCGCCATCTGCAGAAGTTCAAGATCAGTCATTTCCAAGGCCCCCGATAGATGTGCTGGAGCATGAACAGCGTGGCGAGGATCATGGGGTCACCTTTCGATAGCCTGCGTTATAGAGGATCTCAGCGTCGTCGTAGAACGATCCTTTGTGCGTCAGGTACTCAGCCATTTCGTTGATGGCCTTCTCCCGCTCTTCCGACGCGATCTGCTCTGGCGTTCGCTCGGTGACAATCTTGCGAACCTCATAATCCTGAACGTTGTGCCCCGTCTGGCATGTATCAGTCTCGATCACGAAAGCCTCTCGGCTCATGTATCTGATGGTTCCCTTGCACCAGTACCGATTCGATGTTCCCTTGCGTCGAACCTCTACGATGTCTCCAGGCTTTGGAAGAGTTTCCAAGACGGATGCCGATGGGTCCTGAATTACTCGAATATTCCTGATGTCTGAAGCGTCAATAATGAACCCTTCAGGCAGAGTAAGCCTGTCGATACCAGGAGCGAAGTCGTAGACATGGCAATCACCATCTCGGAACACATAAATGCTCATGCCGTCACCCCCATCAGATCGCCAAACGACTCTGGCCACTTGTCCTGAATTTCCTGTTTCTGATCAGCCTTCAAGCGCTTGATCACAATCATGATCCCCACGCGCTGCGCCAGTGGCTTATTCACCAGCGACCGCTGCAAGTTCTCGATGATCGGCTCTGCGCTGATGTTCGCCGGGGACGATTCGATCAGCTCGCGGGCGTAGGCCATGCCCAGGCGGATGTTGTAGTTGTCGATGATCATGCTTCACCTCTGGCTTTGGCGATGGCGCGCTCTATCTGTTCAAACGATCCGCCGAAATTCTGTCCAAGCGCATGCAGTACATCCCTTGCGCTCTCGCAGGCCTCAAGCAGATCCGGCGCGGCGGCGATTAGTCGAGCATTGGCATCAAGCTCAGAGTCATCCCATCCCTCACTTACGACAAGAGCCAATGTCTTTCCAGATGCGTCACTTATTGGCGCCACTGTCGATACTTGCGCCATGTCATTTTCAGCATTCCATTCTGTATCTGCGTATCGGCCATCAACAATTCCGAACCATGGTCCAGGAGTAAATGTGCTCATTGGTCTTTTCCTTCGGTCGTTGGGTTGGTTATTTTGCTTTCAGTGCGGCGAGAACTTGCGGCAAGCTGTAGCGCTTGGACTGGCCGATCACCACATGAGGAAGGGTTCCGGATCGAGTCCAGCGCCGAACCGTCTCGACGTTCACGCTCAAGGCTTTCGCCAGGTCTTTTGCTTTTATCAGGTCTTCCATCTTCATTCCTATCTGTCTTGACCAGTTCGAAGAAGTCGCGGCCACGAACGAAATGTAGTGTTTATCCGCTAGGATTGCAAGCATTAAAAAGCCCGGCGTATGCCAGGCTGTGTTCAGTTCCGTCAACGTCAGACGGCCTCCCCCATATTGCAGCGCATCTGCATATAAACAGAGTCCTCAGGATGAGGCAGATAGATCCCATGCTCAGCCGCCCACACGTCGATACAGGTCATGAAAGCGTGCATGTCACCCTTGTCTAGCTGGCTGGTGCTGCGCAGCTCATAGCGCTCCGTGATCGCACCTGTCTTCAGGTTCACATCCTTGATCACCTCCTCCCCCAGGAATGTCAGCTTCAGGTTTCGCTTCATGTTCTCCATGTTCATCGGCGCGCCGGTGGAGAAGGTCGTCTTCCCCATCGACACGAAGAACTGTGCCGCGCACTCACACCACTTATGGAAAAGGGCGTTCTGGGGAAGACTCCGGCCGGCGCCTGCAATCGTCACATTGCAGGGGAATCCCTTCTTGCGAATCGCCGCCTGAAGCTCTGATAAATCGCTAATCTGGTTCAGGCGGATCTTCTCGGCCATGTTAGATCCCCAGAACGCGATTCATTCGATCCTCTAGGATCTCGTAGAAGGTCGAGACGCGCTCGGCCATCTTCTCTATCAGCTTCTCGTCGCGATACATGCGCTTTACGAAAAGCGGCATGCCTGGCCAGAAGCTGATGAAGTCGATCCACTCGCGCTCGGCAAGCCAGAGGCCGCCTTGGCATTGAGGGATGTGCTCCTTCGGGACCTCGTCAGCCAGGATCACCTCGACCTGATACTTCGGGAGCTTCGTCTTGATCTCGTTTAGGCCCAGGTCCCCGACTAGTGAATCAGGGCTGTATCCGCAGCCGTGGTTGAGGATGATCGCCACTTGTTGGCACGAAAGGTCTGTCTGCGCTTCGTATAGGGCCCGGGCCTTAGGCTCAAGCTCATGGCCTCTTTCGGTATGTCGATTCCCTGTGAACGGGTCAGCGATCTCTTGAGTGATTCGCTCACCGATCAAAGTGTTCATGTAGCTGAAGGCCTCGGCGCCGAATCCAGACTCGCCTTTCCCATTCACCAGTAGCGCGCCAATGTTCGACATGGTCACGATGCCCATCCGAATACCAAGCCACTCAGGGCTTCCCTGCTCAAGATCTGTGATGATTTGCATTATTCGGCGTCCTTGGATTTGCTGATGGAGTTGTTCAGGCCGGCGATCACGCCGTCAAAGTTGATCTTTGGCACCTGATCGGCAGTCGCGTACATCTTCTCGAAGCCGGCCTTTGTGCGTTCGCTGCACTTCGCCAATAGCGCATTGATCTGCTTCGCCTGGAGTTCGGTTACCAGAGGTTCCTGCTTAGCGCCAGCGCCATCATCGTCTACGGCGTCGCCAGTAGTGATGTTCAGCAGAGCGCACATGACGTAGCGCTTGCCGTAGGTCACGGAAGATCCGACAGCTTGGACGGTGCTACGGCCAGGGCCAGTGTCGACTGGAAGCAGCAGAGTTGTTTCCTCTCGGTGGCCGGCGCTGTGCATCAGGATCCCGGTCACGCTAACGCCAGCCGCTACGTGAACAACCTTGAAGGTCACCGCAAACCCATGGGCCTGCATCACCGACTTTACCGCCCGGTTGATGTCGTCCAGCGTGGCGTAGGTGTTCTTCGTATGGGTGTTGGTGGCGCCTTCGAAGACCGTAGGCATCTCACACTGCATGCGGGCCATGGCGGCGTTGAATTCAGCTGCAGCGGCCTTATCCTGCATGCGCTCGTGCATTTGCAAAAGGCGCTCCATCTTGTCGATATCGCAGGATGGATCTGCAGCAGCTCGGCTGATTACGGCCATGATGCTGGTGTCTTGCTTGGCCGCCTGTGGCAACTGCTGAGTGTGTTCGATTACTTCGTTCATTGGTCTACGCCTTGAAGTTGAGTAGTAGTTGGGCCTTGCTATGGGCGATAGTCACATCCTCGATGTGCTGCTTCCTGGCCTTGCGCCATTCAGATAACGCCTTGCCGTGGATGCTCGCCTTCTCTTTGTCGGATTCCATGAGAGCTAAGACCTCTCCGTAGTGATCCATGGCACTGCGCTGAGTCGGTATGGCCGCCTTCTCCATCTGATTGAAAGCATCGATGTACTTGAGCTTCCACTGCAAAGCCTTCGCGCCAGTGAATCCCATTGCTAGAAGGGCAAAGCCGTCTCGGCTCATCAGGTATTCACGATATTCACGATTCCTGTCATTCGTGAATTTGCTCTCGAAGAAAAACGCACTCCTACAAATGTTGGGTTGTTCGATGAACCCGCGCAGGAGCCGCTCTATATCCTGCATGACATTGTCATGTCGCCTGCCAAAGTGGGCCGCTATCTCTGTGGATCGTACGACCATCGAGCCTTCATGCTTTGCGATTTCGATTTCCATTGCACTACTCCGAATAAAGAACAATGTCAGGGTAGTGCATTATGAAATGCAGATCAACCGCTTGAATCTTCATTTCCGCCACGCTCATCCTCTGGCTATTTCGGATTCAGCCAGCGCTGAACTTGTCGCCTTGACCAGCCGACGATGTCTGCGATGTCATTCATGGCTACGCCTTCTGCTCGGAGCCTTTGACATTCCTTGATCGACTCGTCAACTGTCGGGTTAGGCCTGTTTGCCAGGTCTAACCCTTTCCGACTCATGCCACGGCAAACGGTCGCCCTACATACGCCAGCCGATTCAGCGATACGCTTGCATGACCAGCCCCGGCGCCACATGGCTATATGCTCTTCTGTTGGTTCGTACACTTCTTGATTCTCCGCTGCTGAGGTATATGACCGCCGCCGATCTCGTAAACCTTCTGCCAGGATGGCCAGTTCAACGTCAGATCGCCACGCTTCTGTGGAACCGGATGTATCCGTGGACGCCCTGGATGCTTTGAATTCATCTCTACCAGTATTCCTCGATGCTTGGCTGCCTTCTTCAGCGCATGACCGTCTGAATATCCGATAGTTCGCGCTGCGTATCCCCAGCTTCGCCCCTCTGCCGCCATTCTCTCAAGCGCTTGGCGAAGGTTCTCGCCAGTGTCCTTCAGGTATGCGAGCGACCGGGACGAAGGCTCAAATGGATCCTTTGCCGGATTTCGTGACAGCAGATGGCAAAACCCCTGCGGTGAATATCCAAGCGCCCTGGCTGTATCGAAGCGGTTCAGGCCTTGCTCAACAAAGTCAGATACCAACTGCCAGAATTCGATACCCCATCGCGCTTCCACGATGCGCACGCCGCTCATTGATTCAGCTCCTTGACCTTGTCGAGGCAGCCCATGCGCCCTGCTTCGTCGATACAAGTATTCCAACCATCGACCCACATACAGTCGCCCTCATTTACCCAGATAGACCCGTGAAAATCCTCTACCGGTCTGGGTTTTCGCTCAGGCAGCACCAACGCTACCGGCGCGGGCGGCGAGGTGTAGAGCGGCCGGTCGAGCGGGCTTGGCTCTATGTTTTTCGATGGAAAGAAAAGCGCTTTCATCCCATTCGGATTTACAGTCATGTAGGCGTCCGGTTGGCGCTCGACGACTGGGGCGGCTAGGATTGCGCTCAGCTCCTTTGCCAGCTTTGTACTTTCAGTATATTTATGCGCCTCAAGACAGGCTTGCATGCGCTCGGCCTTATCCCGCGAAATCTCAATTTTCCCGCTCATGGTTTCACCTTCGAAGCTATTGCCGTCAATGCAGCGTCAAGATTTGTCACGGCCTTATGGCGAGTAGTGCATGTAACGCTCACTACGGTAAAGCTTGTCCCACCGGTAGCAGTCCATGATTTGTCAGGATTTTGCTTTACGTCGATGACATGGCTCATTCGCTTGCTCCTGAAATTGGAATGAAGCTCAGATCAATAAAGCACTCCCCAAACTTGATGCCTATCGTCTGGACCATCCGGCCGTGCGGCGCAGTTGTTAATTCTCCGATCCGCGCAATTGCAAATTCAGATTCGATTGCAGAGATAACCATTTCTGGCGCAGATGGCGACTCAACCCACGGCACAGCTATTAAATCCATATCTCGTGCGAGCGACCCGTGTACAGCTAAGGCATAGCCATGCGCGCGAGCGATGGAGGCAAGCCCAGGGTAAAGGCACATGTAAGTCGGCGCATTGTTCGGTTTCGGCTTGCTCTGCGTCTTGGTAGGTACTAAGTCACTCTCAGAGCCTCGCCCGTAGAATGCGCGCTTCAGATCATCATTGCTCATTCGCTTGCTCCCGATTCGGTGGGTTGTGTGAGGTGCGTTGCCGTCAGACCTGCACGACGATCAAGGATCACCTTAGCGCCCGCGTTGTGGGCTTCGCTTTCCAGTGCATGCGGATATGCGCGACGGGTGATAACTCCGACCGTAGCGTTCAGCACGTCCCACAGAACGTTTTCTCCGGGAACTTCCTTGATGGCATGCATAGTCGCCAGCTCTTGCCGTAGCTCCGAGTTCCGCTGCTCGGCGACTGTCAGGCGCTGCTGCTCGACCTTTAGAAGGTTGTCTATTCCCCATTGGACCTTGCTCGCCAACTGGTTGGCAGTCAGGGATTCTGCGTTGTATCCTCCGGCGCCAAGATTGCAGGCCAAGGCGCGCATTGCACCGTCGAACTTGTCCAGCTCAGCTTGTGCGCCATCACGCTCTGAGACCACGCGGCTAATAGTTTCGCCTTGAGAAGCCATAACACTTCTTGCAATTTCCAGCTCTTCCCGCAAAGCATCCACCTTGTTGACGGCGCGGTCGTACTCGCCCTTGACTTGACCGATTTCATTGCGCAGCTCAACCAGCTCGGACTGGGCAGCGTCTTCTCGGATCATTGAAGCATTCAGGCATTCGCGAAGTTCTCTGGCATCTGTTTCGATAACTTCGGCATCTTCGAACTTCACCCAGTCTCCCGTTTGATACTGGTACGCCTGCTGCATGCTCCAATTAATCAGATATCTCGGTAATTCACTCATTCCAAAACTCCTTGCCGTTTATGAGGTGTGCCTGGTTACAGCGGTTCGCCGAAGTCATTGTCCGGCGGATCAAAGTCGTCGAACTCTTTCTGCCGGCGCTCGGCGTCGGTCAGGCCGTCTTCTGGTTCGTCGTCTTCATCTGGTTCAAGCCAGCGGTCGTGCGGGGTCATGGCTTTAGCCCTACAAGTTTCATCAGATTGAACACCCCGCGCCCGGTCTTGCCGCCGCGTACAATCCACTTGCCGGTTCCTGGCCAGAAGTCGACGGTGATCGCATGACCGTGAACGATCAGGTGCGCTGCCATATTCTTCGATTCGAAACTGATACCGTTTTCCGAAAGGATCTTCGCGCTGTTCTCGCGGTTATCGGCTCGGCGGCGTTTCGACTCTTCGGCCATGCCATTGAAAATCTCGCCCATGTCGCCCATTACAATTTCCCTGCCCAACTCATAAGAAATATCAGGATCAAGCATGCCGCTGACCAAGCCAGATCCGCCTTGGTGATTCGACCTCTATCCATGGCGCACCTCTGCATGCCAAACCCCATTGATGCGAACTGGATCGCGATTCCAGGCGATTGCGCCCGACAGCGAGTAACCCATAGCCACGACCGCATCAGCGATCCCTGCAAAGCTGCTGGCGATGATTGGGATGTTCATTGTTATTCCTCCATCCATTCAAGCGCTTCGTCTGTGCTTTCGAATAATTTGCGAGAGAGATCTGATTTTGAGATTCGGCGCTCTCTCGCACCTTTTTCGCAATCTCGAATTACATAGCCTTTCGGTGTTTCTCGAATAACCTTTACAGAAATCAACCAGCCTGATTTAGTTGCAAGAATCATCACAAAACTCCTTCCAGATAAACCGCGATAACCGCCGACACAACATGCGCGGCGATCACTATGTAGGCCGTCAGTCTTGTGGCGAGTCCGATCGTTTGATCCATTCGTCAATCGTCATATCGACAGTGTTCTCTGTACGAGTCGGAGAACGGCGAACTGCGCGAGCAAGGTCAACCCATGCCATTTCGCTTGCATGCTCCAGAGGAGTGATATGCCCGCAGGTCAGCAAGCAGTTAACCATCCCGGTCGCCCGCTCGATGTGAACCTGAGCTAATTGCTCGTTTTCGGTTTTGTTCGCTACATCCAGGCACAAGTCTAGAAGTTCGCGGCAGGCTTTGGGGATCATGGTCTGTGTCTCGGTGGTGTTGTTACTGGCAAAGCCCCAGTTAAGGGGCTTGATATTCAGTTATGTGTTTCATGCCTGAAGAGCATTCAGCTTGCTTCGGCAGTCATCCATTTCGGCTTTGCAGCGAAGAGCCTCAGCGCGGTCGACCTTGCGGAGCGCTTGGATTGCCCAACGCTTCCATTCCGAGATGAAGAAGGTGAGGTCTGCGATAACTGCTTCGGTTTCGCTGATGAATTGGCCTTTCTCATTGCGGTATTGGAATTTCATCTTGTCTTGCTCCGTTGTTCGCTGCTGTGGTCTGTGGTTGGCCGAGTCGTTGTGACTTGGTGGGATGAACTATGAAAGCAAATTACATTCGCGTCAACACCTTTTGTGAAAGAATCTTTCTGGTATGATCAGGACATCCACAACAGGCAGGTGCTTTATGAAGACTCAAGACGTGATCGAATTCTTTGGCGGGACGGGCAAAGCCGGTGCGGCGCTGGGGATCTCCAGCCAAGCGGTGTCTCAATGGGGCGACGATGTCCCGTCCAGCCGACTGAAGACCGTAGAAATGGCGATGAAGCTTGAGGAAATGGCGCGATCCAAGGAGGCGAAGAAGAAGCGAGCGTAAATCGCAAGCACAAAAAAGGCGCCCATGAGGCGCCTTAGTTTTGTCTGGGTTATTAGGCCGCCGCTGCAACCTCGATGTGCGCCTTCTTGGAGAACTGCTTGATCAGCTTCTGTAGGCGCTGCTCGAACTCATATTGGTCGGCCTGGTCGAGATGGGTAAGGACAACGCCGATGTCGTGCACCACTGCGCCGATCAGTTCGGCATCCTTGGACATCTTCACGCCGCGCAGTGCGGCAAGCTCATCATGCTGGACTGGCTCAGGCTTCACCTTCGACTCCTTCACCGCCCGGCGCAGCTCTCCAAGGGTCTCGAACTCAGGAACCGCCAGGCCCACCTTGTAAGCCCTCCTGACCCATGAAACGTAGTTCCGCACCGTCATAGGCGCCGGCAACAACGTAGCCCCATCTGCGGGCCTCCCTGCCTGTCGATTCCATCCATTCGCATCGTAAGCATCCCCGACCATCTCTTCGAAGTCCGCGAGCGTATCCGCCTGGGCCTCCTTGATTGCGTCGAGGATCTGACTTGCCAGCTCTTCTACCTGAGCGGCTGCGTGTTCGATGTTCGTGAAAATCTTGGCGAGATCATTGGTCATGACGAATTACCTGTTTGGTCTGTGTGCCGCTTCCTTGTAAGGCTTGGTTGGGTTGTCCCGGTGCTCCTCGGGAACCTGAGGATGGTACAGGTGCTGCTATGCGTCAAGTTTATGCCATCCCGTTCGTCGAGGAAAATATCAACACGGTTGTTGCATCGTATGAATCAGATTGTTATTGTGTGCCTGCAAATCGTTAATCACTAAGGAGCAGGCATGAACCTCGGAAGATCAATCAATATCGCAATGGCCAAAAAGGATATGAACCGCACCGCCCTGGCAAAGGCTCTTGGGACGTCAAATCAAGCTGTCCACGCATTCATCACGCGGGGATCAGCTCAGCTAGAAACAGTTCGGAAACTGGCTGAGGTATTCGGAATGCCGGTTAGCGAATTCATCAAGCTTGGAGAGGAATGAGCATGCTCAATAAGTACAAGGGAATGTCCGATCGCGCTCGCTGGGTCATATACCACCGGATTTGTGATGAGTGGGTAGCCGAGAATCAGCCTTTCGACGAGCAGCGGTTTCATCAGTTTGTCCGATCGCTGACAAAGGATATGGGGCTCTGATATGGCCAAGCCTGACGTGTGGATGCCGCTCTATATCGGCGACTACCTGTCGGACACCATGCACCTGACCACGGAGCAGCACGGGGCGTATCTGCTGCTGATCATGGCGTACTGGAAGAACGGCGGGGCTTTGCCGGCAAGCGATGCGCAATTGGCTGCGATCTGCAGAATGCCAATTGATGCTTGGAGCAATGCTCGAGCAGTGCTTGAGAATTTCTTCGATGTATCACAAGAGGGTAAGTGGGTAAGCAAGCGTGTTGAGAAGGAAATGCAGTCTGCAGGGCAAAAGAAGGCGCAGGCCTCGCAGAAAGCGGCTAATGCTGCAGCTGCTCGCTGGAACAAGATCAGTATTGATGCTCCAAGCATTCCTCAAGCAATGCCTGAGCACATGCTTGAGGAATGCCCTTCACCTTCACCTTCACCAATAGAAGATCAAGATCAAAAACACTTGTCGCCTTCGGCAACGAGAGAGCAGGAATCGGATAGGAAAATCCCGTTTGATCGAATCCTTGGGATGTATCAAAAGATCTGCGGGAAAACCTTCAAAGGCGCAGCACTGCTAACGGATGCACGGAAGAAGAACATAACGAAATGCTGGAACAGGAAGGTCGAAGGGAAGCATGTATTCAGGAGTGGAGACTTCTGGACTGATTACTTCACATGGTGCCTGAGAGACGCTCACTGGTGCGGAGAGCCAGGGAAGACTTGGAAGGCGACTCTCGAGTTTGTAACTCGTCCAGACATTGTTGACAGATTGATTGACGAAATGACTTTAGAAGGAGTTTTTGCGAATGAGCCAGCGTGACCTTGTATCAACCGAAGCGGAACACGGCGTGCTGGGCGCGCTGATGATCAGGCCTGATTTGTGTGAAGAGATCGGCGCGTTCCTGAGCGCATCTGATTTCAGTGATGACGATACGGCCATGATGTACACGCTGATCCTGTCGACCCATGCGAAAGGAATTCGACCTGACCCGATCACGCTGTCAGAGGTTCTCGAGGTTATGCCGAGTGGCGATCAAACGATCATCATGGCCGCAACCATCAGCCGGAACATCCCAAGCGCGGCGAATGCCATCCCGTACGCCAAGATCGTTGTTGAGCGATCGGTTGCCCGCCGGCTGTACATGGCAGGCCAGAGAATCATGGAGCTTGCCTGTAGCAAAGGCTCGCTTCCTTCTCAGGTTGCCGAGGCGCAGCAGTCCTTGTTTGACCTGTCCGTAAACGAGGATGTGCCGGATGTTCGTCACTACAAGGACATGCTGGAAGGCGTTATTGACGAGATGGACGATCGGTTGAATGGTCGCCTTGAGATTGGTCTCGACTTCGGTCTGGCTGACCTTGACGGGATTGTGAAGGGCCTTCGCCCGGGTAACTTAGTGATCGTGGCGGGCCGGCCCGGTACAGGCAAGACCGTGCTAGGGACCAACTTGGCTGACCGGATCTCGAGCAAGGAAGGGAAGTCATCGCTGATCTTCTCACTTGAGATGCCAGGTGCTGAGCTGGTGAAGCGCGCGCTGGCCGCTGCTGGCGGCGTGGACAAAGGCTGGATTGATACGGGCGGATCAGAGTCTGACCAGTACTGGCCGGCGCTCACAACGGCTGTGGAGACCTTGAAGCGCTCCGACGTACGGATCTGCGACAAAGGCTCGCTTACCTTCAGTCGGATATGCAACATCGCCAGATTCCAGCACCGCGCCAAGCCGCTGCATCTGATCGTTGTCGACTACCTAACGCTGATCCGCGCCGACAAAGACGATCGGTTCGGGACCCGCAGCCAGGAGATCGGCTCGTTCACCCGGGGCTTCAAGGCGCTGGCCAAGGAATTGAACCTGCCGATCGTGGTTCTGGCTCAGTTCAACCGCGCTTCAGAGTCTCGAGCTGCAGGCGAATCCAAGCCACGCATGACCGACCTTCGCGACTCTGGCGAGATCGAACAGGACGCCGACATTGTGATACTCGGCAGCAGGGCAGATGACGAGCGCGGGCGCAGCGGGATAACGACGTGGGACGTGGCCAAAGTTCGCCATGCAAGCCCTGGCTCATGTGTTCTGCAGTTCCAAGGTAATTTCCAGCGGTTTGTGTCTGCAGCTCCGATGGACATGATCGCTCACCATGAAAGCCAAACGAAGGCGCCGCTCAAGGCTCGCCAGTACAAGCCAGGGTTTGACTGATGAATCCACAAGACAAAGCAGTATCCGATCTAGTCGCCGTGGGCTTCCAGGTCGTACAAAGACACGGAGACATAGTTCGCCTGACCAAAGGCGCTGACGCTAGGCTGGTCAGGAAGGACGGAACTACCAAGCGGGCTAACCATGTGATTATGAGGGCGAAGGGATGAGCACTTGGAATACTCGTTATCTGCGGCATACCGTTAATGGCGTGCGCGGAACTATCTCTGATCTGGCAAAGCATTTCGGGGTAGTTTCGCCAAAGACCGCATTGAGCCGTGTCACAAAGAATGGTTGGGATATCGACCGGGCGGTGACGGAGCCTCTGCAAGAGAACATGTCGAGGGCGAAGAAATGACCGCCATAAAACTCCCCGGCCAATTGGAGCTTGCTACGGTTGTGGATCATCAGGTTGGGCTGCATGTGCCGACGGCAGATGAGATCGCGGCCGGCGACGTGTACATGGCTCGGCAGATAGCCAAGCTCCTGCGCGACTACGACAATCGCCCATCATCGGAAACCTGGGCGCGGATACAGCGCCTCGCAGCGGAGATTTTGAAATGAATGAGTGGATCAAATGCGAAGATCGGATGCCAGAGGAAAACAAAACAGTCCTGACCTACGATGGGGATTCTGTAGGGGAAGGCTTTTGCGGTAGATATTACTACCCAAAAGAAAATCGCACAGAACTGAAGATGTTCAAATGGCCTCGCTGCTCAGGTTCGGACTACTACCCGATTGAAATAAACGCAACCCACTGGATGCCACTCCCTGCGCCGCCAGCCAAATAACCACCGAAGGAACGAGACCATGACCAACGCAATCGAACAGGCTAAGCGCGAGATGTACACATGGCTGTCTTGGATGAAAGACGGGCTAAAGGATTGCTCTGAGACTGGGGCTAAAAACACCGGGAAGGTATTCGAGGATAGCCTTGAGTCCTACCTCGAACTCCTGCGCCAAGACCACGAAGCCCTGCACGGAACTGCTAGGAAGCGGTTTGATGATATTCAGGCGCTTGAGATGAAGAACAATGCGCAGCGAGAAATCATCGAAGGCGCCGGCGGAACGAATGAGCTCAGCTATCGCCTCGCCAGGATGACCGAAGAGCGCGACGCGATCCAGCTTCGCCTGCACGCCGTAGATCACGCCTACAAGACGCAACAGGAGCGAATGGCGATACCGGTGAAGGATTCGGGAGATCGCGTCTCCTGCGAAGCTACAGAGGCCAATGCGACTGCAATTCAGGGCGCAGCCGAAGACATTCGCAAGATTTCTGACGCTTGGGCAATGACCGGACGCCGAGCCAAGAAGTCCATGCTCAAGATCTCGGGGATTCTCGCCAGGCCAGAAGTCTTTGCCGCGCTGGAAGCAATCGAGAAGCCGGCCACCTGCATGCACAGCTTCTTCGCGATCGGCGACGACAAGATGAAGTGCACTTTTTGCGGGGTGGGGAAATGAGCCTGTTCAGATCGAGGAAGGATTTAATCATCAAGGTTTTCAATGGCGGAGATGACGATGATGCATACATCTTCGCGGTGAATGGCGAGATTGTCGTCGACAAACTGGCCGAAATCGAGGATGAGCTGAAAGGTGAGCATGAGTTCAGCAGTGGTCCCGGCGAATACACCTATGAGGCCGTATACGATGACGGCCAATACGATGATATGGGCCGCTGCGAGATCTCGCCAGGATGGGAGCTGACAGAGGTTTCATTCGAAAAGCCTGAGTGGATGAGCATGTCGCATGAGCCTCAAGAGCTTCAGTTCAAGGATGAGCCGTGCCCTAAGTGCGGGATTTCCGACATCTCTTGCCTGTGCTGCATACCATTCTGAGGATTGATCATGACACGCCAAGAAGCATTCGAACGGTCGTACGCGCAAGCCCACGACCTACCCATAGAAACATTCTCCCAGTACCGGATGGGGGATACTTACAGGCTGCCACTCATAGCCAAGTGCTGGAGATTTTGGAACCTGGCGCTGGATTCGGAAGGGCAGGAGTCGATGGCTTCGGTGGAAGAGGTGGCACCACTGCAATGCCGCCAGCGGCTCGTCGCAGCAGGCAAGCCATATCCGCGATCATCCTGCCAAGCGTGCGGTGCTTTTTCGCCTAAGTGGCGCGAGTGTGATTCGTTGATTGCCTGCAAGAATTCAAGGTAGAATCAATTATCGGCTTGGAATCCGATAACAAAATCAGTAGGGCTTCACATGCGCCATGGCGGGTTTATTGATTCCCGTTATTCCAAACCCCGCTGGGGGATGGCGCAGGTGAAGCCTTTTTTATGGAAGGTAAGAAATGAGCGACTTGATATGCAAGAACACCGGCTATCGCTGCAATACGCCGGGGATGTGCTCTCCATTTGGCGGGTGTCGCGAGACTGAGCCTGTCAGCAGCGTATGGCTTGAACGGCTTCGGAGCGAGTTCAGGCAAGCCGTTAGAGACAGGGACCAGCTGATAGCCGAGAACGAGGCGCTGCGCAAGGACGCCGAGCGGTATCGGTGGCTGCGCATGGCGGATTGGTGGGATAGCCCGGTTTGCGCGATTAGAAACCCTAAAGAACAAGCAAAGCTAGGTTCTGATTGCCCAAGCCGTGATCGTCTGGACGAAGTCATTGACGCAGCAATGGCCAAATCAAAATGAAAGCCAAGCGCTGCAAATCCTGCCGGGAGCCATTCACTCCCTCTCGCCCTCTCCAATCAGCCTGTGGCGTTCAATGCGCCATATCGCTGACCAATGCAGGCAAGGAGAAGGCGCGCAGGGATAAGGAGGTCAGGGAGCGCAGAGAGCATCGCCAGGCGAAGGAGAAGGTTAAGACTCGAGGTGAGCACATGCGGGAATGCCAGCAGGCTTTCAACGATTTCATCAGGTGGCGCGATAGATTGGCTGGCCACCGGTGCATCTCGAGTGGTAGGCCGCTGGATTGGAGCGGGAACGCCGTAGATGCGGGACACTATCGCAGCACCGGATCATCGCCGCACCTCCGCTTCGATGAGCGAAATTGCCACGCGCAAAGCAAGATGGATAACCGGTTCCTATCTGGGAATGCAGTCGACTACAGGATTGGCCTGATCGAGCGAATTGGACTCGAGGCAGTCGAATTACTCGAGGCTGACCAAGATCCGCGCAAATACACAATTGACGACCTGAAGGCCATCAAGACGGAATACAGAGCAAAGACTCGAGATCTGAAGAAAGCATTCGAATCGGTCGCGCAGGAGATGTCTTCATGATTGCTGTCGTTGAATATTTCTTCGGAGAATGGATCCTTACTGGCCAATGCGATGTTGGGATTTGCGGGGATCTTAAGCTGTTCACGCATTCTGTTTCTGGCCGGAAAATGGCAGTTTATGCAAGCCTGCAATTCGGGAGAGGCGTCGTAGAGAGGGAAATCGACCCAGGCATGGCGCAGAAAATTGTTGATCAGCCATCATCCGCATATAAGTTATGGGGATGATTGAACGCCGCCGGCAATGCGGATAGAATCAAGCCACCGATGCGTTATTGGTCGACGTCTCCGGTGGTTGGTTGCAAAGATGGCCGGGCACATCTGAAAATAAGTCCCGGGCCTGCACACAAACCCTCTTCGGAGGGTTTTTTTATGGGATAATTTAAGAGCGGATAGGACGGCCATCCGAAGAGCAGCTTGTCACTGCCTTCCGCAAATCCTTCGACAGCCTCTAGACTGGAGCGCCTCATGATCACTCAAGAACGATTGAAAGAAATCTGCACATACGATCCAGAGACCGGATTGTTTGAGGGGATAGTTAACCGAGGGAAACGGTACAAAATAGGGATGCCATTCGGCAAGCCTGAAAAGAAAGGGTATCTCCAAGTAACAATTGATGGAAGGACATACCACCTACAAAGGCTGGCTTGGTTGTACGTCCACGGGGTATGGCCAGAGCATCAAATAGACCATCGAAACGGAATCCCCAGTGATAACCGTCTTGAGAACCTTCGAGATGCGAATAGATGCCAGCAGAATTGGAACAAAAAAGCGATAACTGGGAAGAAGACACCAAAAAACGTGTTCTTCCTAAAAACGACAGGGAAATACAGGGTCCGCATAACAGAGAGCTTTAAGGTTCGGTTCCTTGCCGAGTACGAGACTCTCGAAGAGGCATCAATGGTTGCTGTCGAGCAGCGCAGAAGGATCCATGGCGAATTCGACGTCTCTTTCCGGGGATAGCGATTTTTCATGCGCGTTTGATACACTGGAAAGAATTAAATCGCCACCACAAGGATTCCCCGATGGCCGCCACGAAGAAGAAGCCCGCAAGTAAGAAGCCCGCAGCTAAGAAAAATGATTCGCCGGGGTTCTTTCCAAAAATCAAAAGTACCAAGCGCAACGGACTCGGTAGCTACTAATGACCATCGAGCTGATCATGTGCATCGTGCTTGGGTTCGCTGCCTACCCGGTGTCAAAGGGTGTCGCCTTGCACTTCGCGATATTCGCCGTCGTGAACGCAGCCATGATCGGCCACGAGTCATTTGACGCATCCCTTCTCACAATGGTGTTTGCCTTCCTGGCATCCGCCGACGCGCTCATAGCGGCGCATACCGGTCGTTTCTCATTGCTGCTCAGCGCAATCGCCGGGGCAGCACTCAGCGTTGAATCCATGACGAACCACGACTGGCTCCTAAACCATGTCACATACATCTCCGTCGCCGTGAATGCGGCCATTGTCTTGGGCTTGGTAAGGGAGTACAGAGTTTGGACGCATGGAAAATATGGTCACTAGTAACACTTACCGGAATAACCCTATTGGTCGTCTTGCAGATCCGAGACGGCGTGAAGATCAAGAGGTTCAAAGATGAGCGATTACAGCCTGGAAGAGATGAGGGAGATGCGCACCAACCAGGCAGCTCTTATGTCGAAGCTGTCAGAGTTGTGCGGTCAGGTGAGGGAGCTGGTGGTAGAGCTTCGGCACACCCAGCAGAATTACAAGATCGTTGATGATCGGGTTCTCAAGATTGAGCAGGAGGTACGCCAGCTTCAGTTGGATGGAGCCCTGAACAAGCCAATCCTCGACATCGCCAAGGCCATGAACAACAAGATGTGGATGACAATCATCGGCGCAATCATCGCAATTGGCGCTGGCGGTGTAGACTGGTCGAAATTCATCGGATCGTAAGAGGCACAAATCATGCAACTCATCAGTAACGCCAAAGACGCACTCAAGATGTCCAGTGTCCAGATCGCCGGTGCAGGTGCAGCACTGGCCATTGCAGACCAGTGGCTTCCAACACTACAGGCAGTCATTCCTCCAGGCGCATACGCAATCCTGTTCGCTCTAGTAGGCCTCGCCCGAATCATCCTCCAGCCAAAACTCGTGAAGTAAGGGATTACCATGTCAGAAGTCGGGAAATACAAGCTGCGCCCGCCATCCGTTGAAGCTGCGCCATTCGATGACGTGAATGATGCGCTGCTGACCATCGCTACCTTGGTAGGCGCAGAGTCAACCAAGGTCGACAACAAGACCGGTGCCGCCGAGTTCCGAATCCCTGTTGAGGATGGCGAGCCCAAGCTGCTCAATGTCGAAGTGGGCCAGATGGTCGTCAAAGACTCAGATGTCCTCTCTGTCATGAGTAAGGACGAGTTCAACGCAGCATACGAGCGGTATTGATCGGAGAATCCAATATGTTTGTTCCTATCTGGCCAGGCGTTGTTTCCGCTGTGGCTTCAATGCAAGCCGCTGCTGCCGCACAGTGCGCCGCTAACGCAAAAGCTGAGCACGATAGGAAGCGTATGCAGGATGAATATGACTCCATCATGGCGAATCGCGCATCCAATGGAACTGTAATCGAGGGCGAGTTTGAAGTCATCGGTGAGCAGAAGCAGATAGGGAATGACTTGTAATGGCATTAACGGCGAAACAGGAAGCCTTCTGCCTGGCCTACATTGAGACTGGCAATGCCAGTGAGGCCTATCGCCGGTCGTATAACTGCAAAAACTCCAAGCCGAGCAGCATCAACGTAAGCGCATGCAAACTCCTTGCCGACCCTAATATCCAGCAAAGGGTTAGCGCGCTAAAGGTTCGTGCGCAATCTGACTCGATAATGACTCGCCAGGAAGCGCTGGAGAGGCTTACTCGTATTGGGCGAACCTCTCTTTCTGATTTGATCGAATGGCGCACAGCGACGATTGGAGAGGATGAGGATGGCGATGCTGTTCGGCAGACCGGGTGGCATATCAAGGACTCGGTAGCGCAAGACCCTAAGAAGATGGAACTGATCGCTGAACTGTCCACTGGTCGCGATGGCGTGAAGATAAAGACGCACAGTCAGCTTCAGGCCATTCAGCAGCTCGCCAAGATGGAAGGGTGGGAGTCTGCCGCCAAGCATGAGGTGACCGGTGCCAATGGCGGGGCGATCGAAACGAAGTCCACCATCGACATCACCAAGCTATCAACTACCGCCCTGGCTGAAATCATGAGTGCCAAAGATGCTTCTAACTGAGGTCGACCTTGAGAATGTTGAGCGGGAACTTTGCCGCCGGTCTCTTGCGCACTTCGCTCGCCGCGCCTGGCATGTCTTGGAGCCTGCTGCCGAACTTCGGTGGGGATGGGCTCTTGATGCTATTTGTGAGCACCTTGAAGCTGTCACTGATGGGCGCATTACTCGCCTCCTGATGAACGTTCCGCCCGGGTCGATGAAGTCGCTGCTGACCGGAGTGATCTGGCCGGCATGGGAGTGGGGCCCAAAAGGTCTGCCAGAGATGCGCTATGTCGGTACCGCGCACGAAGAGACCCTTTCCATCCGTGACAGCCGAAAGTGCCGAGATCTGATCAAGTCGGAGTGGTATCAGAAACTATGGCCACTTGAGCTTGCCCGGGATCTCGACGGCAAGCGCGAGTTCGGGAACGTGCACAAGGGTATTCGTCAGGCCCGATCGTTCACCAGCATGACTGGTGTTCGTGGTGACAGAGTGATCCTTGATGACCCGATCAGCGCCGACTCTGCCAACTCCGAGGCCAAGCTTGAGGCTGCGCGTCTGGCATTCACCGAGACACTTCCGACCCGGGTGAACTCCGATAAGTCGGCAATCGTCGTAATCATGCAGCGCCTTCATGAGAAGGATGTGTCAGGTGTCATCCTCGACATGAAGCTGCCTTATGAGCATCTGTTCATCCCGATGCGTTTCGATCCTACCAATCGCTGCACGACCTCGATCGGATACTCTGATCCGCGAACCGAGGAAGGTGAGTTGATGTTCCCTGAGCGCTTTGGCGAGGCCCAGGTTAGCGAACTAGAAGCGACACTCGGCTCATATGGCGCAGCAGGTCAGCTACAGCAGCGGCCAGCGCCACGCGGCGGCGGCATCATCAAGGAAGAATGGTTCAAGTATTACGCGCACCGGCCAAAGCTTGAGTTCCGCACCATACACGTCGACACCGCGCAGAAGACCGCCGAGCAGAACGACTACTCAGTCTTCCAATGCTGGGGCCGATCAATGACTGGCGAGGCTGTGATGCTCGACCAGATCCGTGGCAAATGGGAGGCGCCTGAGCTTCTTGTCCAGGCCCGGGCATTCTGGATCAAGCATTTGAACTCCGATCCGGCTGCACTGAGATCCATGCAGGTCGAGGACAAGGTTTCCGGTACCGGACTGATACAAACCCTGCGCCGAGAAGGTGTGGCAGTCGTACCAGTCCAACGAAACAACGACAAGATCAGTCGTGCACATGATGCATCACCATTCATTGAAAGTGGTAATGTACTCCTGCCGATCGATGCGCCCTGGCTGTCCGATCTATTGGCCGAGGCCTCATCGTTCCCGGGCGGCGCGCACGACGACCAGCTCGACCCAATGTTTGACGCAATCAAGATGGTTCAGGCGGCGCCGGCACTGAACAAAGCAATCAATTTCGCGCCGATCCCATCCGTCAGCCACTTCAACAGGAAATAGCAATGTCAATCACCAAAGAGCAGCGGCTGGCGACTATCCACCAAGAGGCGATGGCCGAATTCGACACGATTCAGTCGGCGGTTCGGGACGAGCGCTTGCAGGCTCTCTCAGACCGTCGCTTCTACTCTATAGCTGGCGCCCAGTGGGAAGGCCCGCTAGAGACTCAATTCGCCAACAAGCCGCGCTTCGAGGTGAACAAGATTCACCTTTCTGTAATTCGGATTATTAACGAATATCGCAACAATCGGATCACGGTCGACTTCGTGAGCAAGGATGGCAGTGAGAACGACAAGCTAGCCGACACATGCGATGGCCTGTACCGGGCGGCAGAGCAAGACAGTGTGGCCGAAGAAGCCTACGACAACGCCTTCGAAGAGGCTGTCGGCGGTGGTTTTGGTGCCTGGCGCCTGCGTGCTGAGTATGAGGACGACGAAGACCCGGAGAACGAGCGCCAGCGGATCTGCATTGAGCCAATCTTCGACGCTGATAGTTCCGTGTTCTTCGACCTGAACGCCAAGCGCCAGGACAAGGCCGACGCGCGATCATGCTATGTGCTGACCGCTATGTCTCCGAGCGCATACAAGCATGAGTGGGGAGATGATCCAGCATCCTGGCCTAAGGCGATCCATCAGTCAGAGTTCGACTGGTGCACGCCAGATGTCGTGTTCGTGGCTGAGTACTACCGAGTTGAGGACAAGAAGGAGAAGGCGCAGATCTGGCGCGGACTGGATGGTGAGGAAACCATCTATCGCGCATCCGACTTTGATGAAGATGAAGAACTTCTAGATACCCTGAACGCCATCGGTAGCAAACTGGTGCGTGAGAAGCCGATCAAGGTACGCAAGGTCCGCAAATACATCATGTCGGGCGGCAAAGTCCTAGAGGACTGTGGCTACATCGCCGGCAAGTGCATCCCGATTATCCCAATGTATGGCAAGCGCTGGTTCGTGGACAACGTAGAGCGCTGCATGGGTCATGTGCGCCTGGCCAAAGATGCTCAGCGTCTGAAGAACATGCAGCTATCAAAACTTGGAGAGATCAGCGCGCTCGGATCGGTCGAGAAGCCTATCGTCACTCCTGAGCAGATCGCAGGCCATCAGGTCATGTGGTCTGAGGACAACATCAAGAACTATCCATATCTGCTGCTTAACCCGATTACAGATGCAACCGGCAACTCAATGCCAGCCGCGCCTATCGGCTACACCAAGGCGCCGGAGATCCCGCCAGCCCTGGCTGCACTGCTCCAGATCACAGAGACGGATATGCAAGACCTGCTCGGCAACCAGCAGGCTGGTGAACAGCTGCTGCCGAACATGTCTGGCAAGGCCGTGGAACTGATCCAGTCCCGCCTGGACATGCAGACCTTCATCTACATGTCGAACATGGCCAAGGCTATGCGACGATCCGGTGAAGTCTTCCTGAGCATGGGCAAGGATGTGTTCGTGGAAGAAGGTCGCAAGATGAAGACCATCTCCTACCAGGGTGACGCTGGCACGATTGAGCTGCTGAAGCCTGTCATGACCGACAAAGGTAGGGAGCTCGAGAACGATCTTTCCCGCGCCAACTTCGATGTGGCCGTGGATGTAGGCCCGTCGTCCAGCACTAAGCGCTCTGCGACCGTTCGCGCGCTGACTGGCATGATGACCATCACCCAGGATCCGGAGACCCTTCAGGTGCTCGGCGCGATGGCCATGATGAACATGGAAGGCGAAGGCATCGAGGATGTTCGTGGGTTCTTCCGCAAGAAGCTGGTAGGTATGGGCGTAGTTGAGCCAACCGAAGAAGAGCGCGCCGAGCTCGAAGCTCAAGCAGCCAATGCACAGCCTGACCCGAATACCTTATACTTGCAGGCAGCAGCGCAAGAGGCTGAGGCGAAGGCAGTCAAGGCTCGCGCCGATACCATCAGCACCATTGCAGATGCCGAGAAGACCAAAGCTGAAACGCTCAAGATCGCGCAAGAGATCGATATGGATCAGCAAGACCAGGCTTTCGCGCTGATCGACAAGTTTGAGCAAGGCATGCAGCCGCCGCAACCAACTGATTTAACCGTAGTCGCGGTAGATCCAAGCGCGCCGCGACCATAGGGGCCTTCATGAATGTAGTTGAGTTCAAGCCGAGAGAAGATCCTCATGCTTCAGGAGAGGCTATATGCACTCACTGCAAGCATGAATGGGTTGCAGTGGCTCCGATTGGCCAGATATGCCTAGAATGCCCGGAATGTAGTTCGCACCGAGGTGTTTTCAAGTGGCCATTTGGGGCGCCAGAGGGCAGCGAAACGTATCAATGCAATTGCGGAAGTCAGGACTTCTTCATATTTCGGCGATCTGGTTTCGCGAATGGCGAAGTCCACTGCCGAGGCTGCGGGTCTGAAGTGACTGGATGGTTCAAATAAACGGCAACCGCCCGGGCCGATTAACCGGGCGAGCAAATGGAGTTTCGAATGAATAACTTTGTGCATCGCGTTCTCGGCCACTACTACATGAATGAGGCTGATGGTGATGGTTCCGATCTTGGTGGCTCGTCAGATGACGCCGGCGATCAGGATGACGATGATCAAGGTGAAGGTGGCGACGCTGGTGATGATGATGACCAGGGTGAAGGCGATGAAGATGACGACGACAGCGTTGTCGTAACCATCGGCGACGAGAAGCCTCCTGTCGAAGACGAAGAAGAGAAGGCCGCGCCTAAGTGGGTGAAGGATCTCCGCAAGCAGACCAAGGAGCAGGCGAAGCGCATTCGTGAGCTTGAGCAGGAGCGCGAGGCGACCAAGGTTGTCGCATCTCCAAAGGTGCCAGAGCTTGGCCCAAAGCCTACCCTGGAAGACTCCGACTGGGATGCTGACGACTTCGAACAGAAGCTGACCGCGTGGCATGACCGCAAGCGCCAGGTTGAGCAGGAGAAGCAGAAGCTCGTCGAGCAGGAAGAAGCGCAGAAGCAAGAGTGGCAAGGTCGCCTGACCACCTACGCCAAGGCCAAAGAAGGCCTGAAGGTACGCGACTTCGACGATGCAGAGGGCACTGTGCTCAGCACGCTCAGCGTCACCCAGCAAGGCATCATCGTTCAGGGCGCCGACAACTCTGCATTGGTCGTCTACGCGCTCGGCAAGAACCCGGCCAAGGCAAAAGAACTGGCCGGAATCACTGATGCGGTTAAATTCGCCTTCGCCATCGCGAAACTGGAGACTCAATTGAAAGTTCAAGCAAAGAGCAAGTCGGCGCCGGCACCAGAGGGCAAGATCCGTGGTGGCGGTGCAGCAATCTCAGGCTCTGTCGACTACAATCTCGAGCGACTGCGCGCAGAGGCCGAGAAGACCGGCGACTACAGCAAGGTAACTCAGTACCGCAAGCAGCAGCGCGAGAAGCAGAAAGCCTGATTTGAATATTTGTCAACTATCTGTATGCTGTAAAGGTGGTAGCCGCGAGAACCAGATCCGGCTTTAAATCAGGAAGGGAGAAGCCCTGAGCCACGCCTAAACGCCTCGCCAGCAAACCGGCAGCGCAACAAAGAATGCCCCCGCCCAGCTTTATGGGTGAGTTAAGAAAGTGCATTTCGCACTCAATTTCTCATTCCATAAGGTGACTCAAAATGTCCAGCTTTTCCAAAGAAGAACGGGTAGCGTTCGAAGACATCCTCGAAGGTTTCGACGATCAACTGGTTCTATCGCGCAACGTGCGCAAGTACACGACTGACCAGCGTTCGATGGAGCGTTCCAACGATGTAATCTGGCGTCCTCGCCCATACATCGCCAACACCTTCTCTGGCGCAGACCAGACCGCGAACTTTCAGAACAACACTCAGTTGTCTGTTCCGTCGTCGATCAACATCCGTCGATCCGCGCCATGGATCCTGACTGACCTAGAACTGCGCGACCAACTGCAAGAGGGTCGTCTCGGTGAAGCTGCCAAACAGAAGCTTGCCAGCGACATCAACGTTGCACTGATGAACACCGCATCGAGTCAGGGCACTCTGGTTGTGAAGCGCACCTCGGCCGCATCCGGCTTCGATGACGTTGCTCAGATCGATGCGATCATGAACGAACAGGGCGTTCCGTCCTACGAGCGCTACTTGGCTCTGTCGACTCGCAGCTACAACGGTATGGCGAACAACCTGCAAGTAGCTTCCCGCTCGTTCAATGGCGGAAAGTCCGACAAGGCTTATGAGCGCGCCTTCGTTGGCCCGGTTGCATCGTTCAACACCTACAAACTGGACTATGCGAATCGCTTGGCAGCAGCAGCCGGCGGTGGCGGTCTGACCGTATCCACTCTGGTTGGCGCGGCTAACTACTGGGTGCCGAAAGCCACATCCGTAGCAGTGACCGGCGAAACCAGCAACGTCGATAACCGTTATCAGCGCGTGACCATCTCCAGCACCACCAACGTGGCTGCCGGCGACGCCTTCACCATCGCTGGCGTGAACGCGGTGCACCACATCACCAAGGGCGACACTGGCCAACTGAAGACCTTCCGAGTGATCTCGGTTGACTCGGCCACCACCATGACCATCAGCCCACCGATCATCTCGGCTCAAGGCGGTTCGGATGCTGAACTTCAGTATCAGAACGTGGTTGTAACCCCTTCGGCAACCGCTGCAATCGTGTTCCTGAACACCGTTGCTGCTGATGTGAACTGCTTCTGGCAGAAAGATGCAATCGAGATCCTGCCAGGTCGTATCGCAACCCCTTCGGATGCAGGCGTAGCTGTAATGCGCGGCACCACCGATCAGGGCTTCGAACTGGTGATGCAGAAGTTCGCCGACATCAATACCGGCAACGTCAAATACCGGGTGGATACACTCTTCGGCACAGTTATGACAAACGAAGAGATGTGCGGGATCATGCTCTTTAGTCAGACCTAATCTGGCGCACGAATCGGCGGGGCTTAGCGGCCCCGCTATTTTAACTGAATAGAGGAATGCGTCATGACTTCAAGCGTTATTTATGACTACGGCTCAGCCGTCAACGTAGCTATCCCTGCTGGCGAGAGCATCGTCGTCTACACCCTGGACCAAGCCCAGGTATGGCAGCTCGGCCTGTACCCGAATCAGCCGCCTACCCGCTCGCTGCTGGGTACTGTCGTTAACGGTACGACCACCTTCGGCCCTTTCACCACTGCTGCGACAGTTAACGTCGTCGGCGGCGCTGGTGAGACTCTGTTCGCGGTCGGCGTTGCTCCTGTGATCTTAGAAACCAAACAGTCTCAGATCCAGGGTGACCCTGTAGCGCTGAACGCAACTGGCGCGATCACTGCTGCTGCGATCCAGGGCGGTATCGTCACGTCTACCACCGCTGCGGCTGTGGCCGGCACCCTGCCTGCTGGCTCGGTAATGGATCTGGCCGCGCAGATGGCTATCGGTGACTCGTTCGACTGGTCGGTGATCAACACTGGCGGCAACACCTTCACCGTGACTGCTGCTACTGGCCACACCATCGTCGGTGTTGCTGCCGTGGTGACTGTGACCTCGGGTAACTTCCGCACTCGCAAGACTGCGGCGGACACCTTCATCACCTATCGCATGTCGTAACCGGTCGGCCCGGGC